CCACGATACAACGTGTCTGCTCAATATCTGTTAAATATGATTAACCCGATCTATTATTCTGGCGTAGCTGAAGAATCATTCCAGTCTACTGGATTCTACATCGCTGGTTCAGATCAAGTACACTACTTGGACGATGACGGCATTCGTTACGTGCGTTTGTATCGCCTTGGAACTAATGCTACTAAGATTATCGTCAATGACCAAATCGGTACGATTGATTACTCTAAAGGTATCGTTGATATTAAGAACTTACACATCACTGCTCTGGCAGACGTTGACTTTGAACTTTCTATCGCCCCACAATCTAACGACGTTGTTTCTGCTTTAACTCAAGTAGCAGAAATCGCTAACGACCACTTGAAGATTACCGCCATCGCTGATAAGACAGCATCTGGTGACCTACGTGGTGGATACAATTATCAGTTCACATCTAGTCGCTCATAATGCTTACCAAGCCAAAGTTATCATCTCTGGTAGCGTCACAGCTACCTGAATTCGTAAGATCAGATTATCCTGCGTTTGTATCATTCTTACAAGCGTATTATGACTATCTTGGAACAACTCAGCAGGACTTAGAAGATCTTCGAGATCTAGACAAGACCTTAGACTCATTCATTCGATATTTTAAAGATGAGCTGGCATCTAAATTACCTTACACTGCGGTAGAACCTCGCTTCTTGATGGAACACATCAAAGAGCATTATGGTGCTAAAGGTTCTGAGGCTTCGTTTAAACTATTATTCCGTATTCTGTTTAATAAAGAAGTTACAGTTGAGTATCCTGCCAAGCAAATGCTTCGTGCATCAGATGGTAAGTGGAATCAAGACGTTTCTGTATTCATTAAGATTCTTACTGGTCACCCAAATGACCCTATCGGTAAGCTAGTCGACGTTGTTACACCAAACAAGATTATTCGTGTTCTGGTTGATCGTCGACAATATGTTGAAGTTGAAATTGACCGTGTAGTCAAGATCTCAGACAACGTGTATGAATATTATATCGATCGTCGATTTTTTGGTAATATCTCTGTCGGTGACAGACTTCGTTACCGTGATGATGTAGCAGGTATTTACTTTACTGGTGAAATTCTAGCCACAACTTCTCAACTCGAGATTCAGAAACCTGGATCTGGATTTAAGGTTGGTGACCTATACAACATTAAGAACTTTGATGGATACGGTTCCATCATGAAGATCTCCCGTGTAGATTCCAATGGTGGTATCGCACAAGGTCAATTCATTAAGTATGGTGTTGGTTATACAACTGACTTTACTACTACAATTTCTGCCAAATCTGGACAAGACGTTTCTGGAACAGCTGGTACAGTTATCCAGCGCATTGACACACCACAAGTTGGCGGTGGAGTTTTATCCACACTAAGCATTAGCGAAAGATTAGATGGCTTCGCTGAATCAGGTACCATCAACACAGCAGACTATAATATGGCTGGCGTTGGTGAGACTGGTGGTCCAGCATTGGATGGAACATTTGCTGGTCTTGTTATGCGTGAGTTTGGTATCTCTAGCGTCGACTCTACAGTAACAAATAACGATCCATCCATTATTAAATGCTCTCTTGGTCCATTAGCCAAATATCCAGGTTACTACGTCACTAACGATGGGTTCTTGGATGATGCTATTTACATCCAAGACAGCCGTTACTATCAAGCGTACTCTTATGTCATTAAGATTGACGAGGCTCTCGACTCATATAAAACTGCAGTTAAGAACTTGATCCACCCTTCTGGTATGGCCATCTTCGGTGAATACGATATCCGCAACGAATTTGACATCAGTGAAACTCTTGAATCTTTAGTTAAGATTTTGGCTGTTACCGTTCAGGATGAGGTCACGCTTACCAATTTAACTGAAATCAAAGAATTTGGTAAATATTTTGATGATCAGACTGCCAACTTTGACGGTGAAGTTGAAGGTCATTATGTAACAATGGTTGAGACTGGATTGACTCTGGATGGTTCCAGAACAATGCCATATCTAACATTGGCTAAACCTATCGATGGGACTAATCTAAACTTTGATGGTATTGCCGAACCGCAACAGGTCTCTCTAGCCGACGGTGGAGATGTCACAGATTCTACAAGAACGATGCCGTTCTTCGACACAGTTAAGACTCTAGCAGTAAACCATTATATTAATGATGGCGTCACACAAGATTCAGAATCAGTCTTTACATTAGATGAGACTGGATCTGGTAGTTCTAGAACTGTGCCATATTTCGATCAAACAAAACTTCTAGATTCAACACATTTAAACTATGACTTAGCTTATGATAGTGAAACAACTACTATGGTTGAACAAGCTATCGGCTATGTTGGTGGTGGAACTAGAATCGGTGCTGATATTTTCGATTTTAGCAAGTTATTATCTGGTGGTCATTATTTAACTGATGGTACTACACAAGATGCTGAGCAAGTTATTATTGGAGATACTGATGCCACAAGCGTCAGCGACCTAAATAGAACGACACCAGCATTTGTTTACACAACCACTATTGACCCAACATACTATAGTGGAAACGATGATGCTGCAGCCACAGATTCAGGTGGTCTTATCGATATTAACCCTTACGGAGAAGCTGGCTTCTTCTTGAATGATGGTGGTTTATACGTAGGTAACGCTGTCGAATTCACTGGTTAACCCAATTACTCATAGGAGAATTTTATGGAATTTAAACAACAAGAAGATTTATTAGCAACTGGCCAAGTTCTTATCCAACTTTTGGACGCTGATGGTAATGTCAAAGAAGAACACAAGGTTAAGAACCTAGTTGTTTCTGCAGGTAAGACTTATATTGCTGCACGTATGCAAGGCTCATCTATCCCAACAGTTATGGGTTACATGGCTATTGGTACAGGTACTGCAACTCCAGCTGTGGCTAACACCACTCTAGGTGTTGAAGCTGGTCGTGTAGCATTAGCATCTTTCTCTTCATCATCTAACCAAGTTACTGCTACAGCTACGTTCCCAGCTGGTACAGGTACTGGTGCTATCACTGAAGCTGGTATTTTCAATGCCAACTCTGCTGGTACAATGCTATGTCGTACAACTTTCCCAGTTGTTAACAAGGCAGCTGGCGACTCTATCGCTATTACTTGGGTTGTTACAGTAAGCTAATCGTTAGGTAAAATTCAATGAGCTCATCTTCTTTACTGAAGTCTCCTCTACACAACTCTATTGCAGAGGCGCTGTTTGATGAGATCCAGAACCGAAATGCACGTTACTACTATTTCTTAGGAAGAACTGTTAATTGGGTGGACGACACAACTCCTCCATATCCAATTGACAGTTTTGATTATGAGTTACAAACACGTAACGAAATGATCACTCTTAAAGAAATTAAGAGTACAGACGTAGCATTCGTCATCCCACGTGTAGACTGGGTTACTGGTCAAATCTGGGATATGTACGATGATCAGTACAGTGATGAAGTTCAAGGTGTTAACCTAATCTCAGGTGGATATGGATATTCTGATCCACCTTCTGTTACAATTTCAGGTGGTGGTGGAACTGGCGCAGTTGCCGTTCCAACATTACTTGATGGTGTCGTAGTTTCTATTGATATGGTTTCTCGTGGTAGAGGTTACACTTCTACTCCTACAGTTACTATTACTGGCGGTGGTGGTGAAGGTGCTGCAGCAACAGCCACTACTTCTATTGCATATTCTGGTGCACAGAGACTAGAAGACATTAACTGCGTAGTTATGACAGACGAGTACAACGTGTACAAATGTCTAGACAATAACAACAACGCTATTTCTACATACAAACCAATCGGCACTGTTGTAGATCCAGTTATTATGCCAGACGGTTACATGTGGAAATACTTGTATAGTATTCCAATCGCTTTGCGCAACAAATTCTTGACTGACGTTTATATGCCAGTCGTAAACTCTATCCGTTCACAGTTCTACTCTAATGGAGAGATTCTAAACGTTGTTCTAGAAAACAACGGACAAAACTATACATTCGCATCAATCTCTGTGGCTGGTGACGGGTATCGTGAATCAGATCCATTACTGTTGCAGAACGTTCAAATCTCTGCGCCTGGAACTGGTTACACTTCTGGTGCGACTATCACTATCGATCCACCATTTGCTGGCGCAAACTCTTGGACCAATGCTGTTGGTATTCTGTTGGGTCAGAAGGTAGAATACAATAATAACTTATATGAAGCAACTGTATCTGGTACACTGGCTTCTCCTGCTCCAACACATAAGTCTGGTGTGGTTACAAACGGCACCGCATCATTAAAGTATATCGGTACACGTGCCACAGGTACAGTTACTGTATCAGCTGGCGCTGTGACAGGCATTGTACTAAAAGGTTCTGTGTTAGAAGTTAACATGACTAGTCCAGGTTCTGGATACACTTCTGCTCCTGCTATTACATTGTCTGGTGGCGGTGGATCTGGTTTTGTCGGCGCAGCTGTGATGAATGCTACTGGTGTTCAGAAAGTTTATGTTTCTAACTCTGGTGACAACTATACTTCAATCCCAACTGCTAAATTTGGTAATCTGTGGACAGCTTCTACTGCTTACACAGTTGGAACTCAGGTTTTTTATTCTAACCGTTTATACACTGTAACTACTGCAGGTACTACAAACACAGCAGCACCGACTCATACTTCTGGCGCTGTTGTTAACGGTACTGCAACTCTAACATATGTTGGTTCTCCAGCTACTGGTACTGTTGTATTGAAATATGGTTCTGGATATTCTTCATTACCAAACATCCAAATTCAACCAGTTTCTGGCGGTGCTGGCGCAACTGGGTATTTTGTTGGTCTTAAGTCTGAAGCTAAACTGATTCCATTAGTATCTGATGGACAGATTATTGGCGTACAGATTGATAATGGTGGTGTTGGTTACACATACGCTAACTTGACAATTCAAGGTGATGGTACAAATGCTGTTATCTCTGCTGACTTATCTCCAGGTGATATTAACACAATGCAGGCGAACACAGAGTTGTTGACTCCAGATGGTCGTATCATGGCATATCCAGTTATCTCTGGTGGTTTCGGCTACGGAGAAAACCCAACTGTCACTATTGATGGAGATGGCACAGGAGCTACTGCTCATGCTATCATTGAAGGTGGTGCTGTTAAGAAACTAATTGTTGATGGATATGGCACTGGTTATCGCTGGGCTACTATTACAATTTCTGGTAGCGGCTTCGGGGCAAAAGCTCGTGCTGTTATGGCACCATATGGTGGCCATGGTAAAGACCCAATCACTGGTATGTTTGCTAGAACTCTTATGTTCTATACTAACATCTCTAAAGATACCAACCAAGGATTTAACGTTAATAACGATTTCCGTCAGTTAGGTATTATCAAAAACCCACGTCAGTTCGGCGCATACGGTAACTTGAAGAGTGCGATTGCATCTGCATGTTATGTAGTAACAGGGTTTGTTGATACATCAGCATTTAAGCAAGACATGCTTTTGACTGTTGGTGATTCTGCTCGTCGTTTCCGAATTGTTTCTTTGACTACTACTGGTATGTTACTGCAATCACTGGATAACTATGTTCCAGTTGTTGGAACTGTATTCATTAACCCTACTGGGCAGACATTCGCTTCGTCTGGTGTTACTGCTCCAAGCGCAGATAAATACTCTGGTCACATCCTGTTTATTGATAACAAACAGGCGTTCACACCTACAGCTGACCAAACAGTTACGTTAAGAACTGTTATCAAATTCTAATAAATAAAGAATAACATTTAAGAAGAGTAAAAATGATCGATTTCAATACCGAACCGTATAATGATGATTACGACGAGAACAAGAAGTTCTACCGTATTCTGTATCGTCCATCGTTTGCTGTTCAGGCTCGTGAACTGACTCAGATGCAGACAATTCTGCAGAATCAGATTTCTCGTCATGGTGATGCTATTTTCAAACAAGGTGCGATGGTAATCCCAGGTCAGTCATCTGTTGAAACTATCACACAACCAAACAAGGGCGCTGATTACGTTACGCTACAATCCGTTTATAACGGTGTAGCAGTTCAAACGTTCGTGGCTTCTCTTAAGGGTAAGACGATCATCGGTTCTTCTGGTGTAACTGCTGAAGTTATCGTAGCTCAAGATTCTGAAAACACAGACCCAACTACACTGTATATTCGCTACACAACAACTGGTAGCAACAATACAACTCAAACTTTCTCCAACGCTGAAGTTATCACTACTGAAGACGGAATTTACTCTTTCCAGACCTCTACTTCTAATGCAGTTGGTAAAGGTTCTCTGGCTACTGTTCAACGTGGTGTTTACTACATCAACAAACACTTTTGTTTAGTTGAAGAACAGACTATTGTTCTAGACAAATACAGCAATACACCTTCTTACCGTATCGGTTTGAATGTTGCTGAATCTATCGTAACACCAGAAGAAGACGAAACATTACTTGACAATGCACAGAACAGCTATAACTTTGCTGCTCCAGGTGCTCATCGTTACTACATCGATCTAACTTTAACTAAGTTACCAGTTGATAGCACAAGCGATCAAGACTTTATTGAGCTTATCCGTGTTGTAGATGGTAAGATTAAAACTATCGTTGACACTACTGCATACTCTATGATTGGCGATGAACTCGCTCGTCGTACATATGATGAATCTGGCGATTACACTGTACGTGAATTCTCTATTGATGTTCGTGAACACCGCAATAACGATCGTGGTGCATGGACACAAAACACTGCATATTTAACTGGTGACATTGTTACCAGTGGTGGGCAAACATATGTTGCTAAATTAAGTGGTACATCTGTTACTACTGCTCCTGTTCATACTACTGGCACTGCATATGACGGTCCAGGTTCTACTGGTATCAAATGGGAATTCAATACAACACCAGCATACAACCGTGGTATCTATAAAGATGGTTCTGAGTCTAAACTCGCCATTGGTCTAGAACCAGGAAAAGCCTACGTTCGTGGTTATGAAATCCAAAAAGATTCTACAACTTATGTTGCGGTTGATAAAGCACGTGCATATGATCAAGCACTAAACAGCATCATCCAACCTACTGCTGGTAACTACGTTTTGGTGACAAACGCCAATAACCTACCTCCACTAGACACTTGCGATATTATCTCTTTACGTGATCAAACAACTGGATCATCTGTTGGTACCGCTGCTGGTAACCAAATCGGTACTGCTCGTGTTCGTTTCATGGAATGGCACTCAGGTGCTTTGTATGGCGCTACTGCTGTATACAAACTAGGTTTGTTTGATATCCAAATGAACTCTGGTAAAGATTTTAACCGCAATGTTAAATCTTTCTTCTACAGTGTAGCCAGCGCTGACGCTAACCTCAGCTTTAGTTCTGATATTAGCCCAATTTCTACTCCATTGGTTGGTTCTGTCACTGCTTCTGCTACATCATTGACTGGTACTGGAACATCATTCCAGACTGATCTAGTCTCTGGCGATTATATCGTTGTTGATGGTGCATTGATTCGTGTTACAGGTACGCCTTCTTCTCAGAACGCTGTTACAATCACTACTAGCTCTTTCACAGGCAAGGCTTACTCTCTAGCAACTACTCAGTTGTTAGAAGCTAATAATTCTAGCTTGGTGTTCTCTCTACCTGATTACGCCATCCGTTCTGTACGTGGCGCTGGAACTTCTGGTGTTAACAACACAACATACGTTTGCTACCAAAAATTCACACAGACTGCTTCTGGCGTTACTGTGAACTTATCTACATCTGGTACATTCTCTTCTGCTTCTGGAGCAACAAACTACATCGTAGTTGACAATGATGCTGCAGCTGGTGGTGCAATTATCAATCCAGTTTCTATCGTAGTTTCTGGTTCTACTGCAACTATTACGGTTCCTTCTGCTCAGTCTGGTCGCTCAATCTCTGTTATCGCTGCGGTTATCCGTAACGGTTCTGGTTACGAAAAGACTAAAACACTTACATCTGCTACTGAGACATTTACTACTGCTGCCGCTGCACAAGCTGCTATTGTCTACCTAGACAAAGCTGACGTGTTCCGTATCGTAAGCATCAAGATGGCTCCATCTGCTGCTTTTGGTACAACTCCAGCTTCTAGCGCATATACTCAAGACATCTCAGATCGTTATGAGTTTGATAATGGCCAACGCCAAAGCCACTATGATTGGGGTCGTCTAAACCTAATCCCGTCTTTCACTGCTCCATCTAATCCTGTACAAGTCGTGTACGAATATTTTGAACACGGTGTTGGTGATTACTTCGACATTAACTCTTATAGCAACGTTGACTACAATCAAGTCCCAGCAGTATTGCGTGACTCTCTAGATTTCCGTCCACGTGTTGCTAACAAGTCTGCAGGTACTGTTAAGAACTTTGTCTCTACTGGTGGTTCTATCACTGGCATTCCAAAGCGTGGTGAAAGCGTAACATCTGATTACAGCTACTACCTAGCACGTAAGGATAAGATCGCATTGGACTTCAACGGTAAGTTCTTTGATATCACTGGTGTGCCATCTACAAATCCAGGCGATCCACAAGACCCAGCATTAGGTATGGTTCTATACAACCTAACCCTTGAGCCATACACATTCTCTACTTCTTCTGATAGCATTGCTGTTCAAAAGATGGAGAACAAGCGTTACACAATGCGTGACATTGGTAAGCTAGAGTCTCGTATCAATAACCTTGAATACTACACTTCTCTTTCTCTTCTAGAGCAAGAAACACAGTCTATGAAAATCACCACAACTGGTGGTCTAGATCGTATGAAGAATGGTTTCGTTGTTGATAACTTCAGTGGTAACAACATCGGTAACAGCAAGTCTAAAGACTACTTCTGCTCTATCGATATGGAGAAGAATCAACTTCGCCCATTCTACACTTCTTACAACGTTAACCTTCTAGAGAAAAACTCTAACTCTGGCCAACGTGCTGCTTCTAACTATCAATTGAACGGTGATATTATCACTCTTCCAATTATAGATACTCCAGTATTGATCAAGCAAGACTACGCTTCTCGTTTGGAAAACATTAACCCATTCGCTATCTACACCTTCTTGGGTAACGTAGACATCAACCCACCATCTGATGATTGGTTTGAAACTACACGTATGCCTGATATCGTACAGCAAGTTGAAGGTAACTACAACACAATTAAAGACCTAGCAACTCGTGCTGGTATTATTGGCGATGCTGGTTTTGGTACTGTATGGGGTGCATGGCAGACTGAATGGTTGGGAACACCGTTCTCTACTGGCACACAAACTCTAGAAGCTGATCGTCGTTACGGTGATGGTGGTTCTGCTCTTGACGCCCAGTTCGGTCTTGGACCAGCTGCTTCTGGTTGGGCACATCGTGTTGTTAAAGTTGAAAACTTTGCACAAGCTGTTGGTCAATCACGTACTGGTGTTAAGACTTCTCTAGCAGTTAAGACTGACTATGAGACTGTTGCAGACCGTACTGTTTCTACTGCAGTTATTCCTTACATCCGTTCTAGAAACCTATTGGTGCAGACTAAGGGTCTAAAGCCAGCTACTCGTTTCTATGCATACTTTGATGACATCGATGTTAGCGCATTCGTTACACCTTCTGTTAAGTTGGTATACACAGCTGGGTCTGGCGCATTCGACTTGTCTACAAACGTTGGTGGTTCTGCTTCTGAAACTAAACGCCGTATTGCTGGTGATTCTCAAGTATGTTTGAATCGTGGTGACGTTATTTCTAACTCTCTAAACACTGCTTCTGGCGTTGTTATTGGTAAGTATACTGATCCAGATACTGGTACAACGGTTCTTGAATTAGCCAACGTTATCGGCACATTCTCCAATGGTCAAACATTCACAGGTTCTGTGTCTGGTGCTTCTGGTACTGTTATTTCAGTTACTACACCTACAACTTTAATCACTAATAAGAACGGTGAATTGAACTTCTTGTTTGATATTCCAAACACAGACTCTGTACGTTTCCGTACTGGCTCACGTGAATTAAAACTTATCGATGCTTCTACTTCTACTGGTCAATGGACATCACGTGGTCGTGGACTCTATCGTGCAGAGGGTGTTCTTGAAACTAAACAAGCATCTGTTAATGCTGTTCGTAATGCTGAATTGGTTAAAGAAATCATCGGTCCAAACGACGATCCAGCTGCTCGCCAGACAATCTATCAAGGTGCTGGTAGCCGTGTAGTTTCTGATACTGGTTGGTACGATCCACTTGCTCAATCATTCTTGGTTCAGCAAAAGGGTGGTGCATTCTTGACTGGCGTTGATATCTTCTTCGCTACAAAAGATGATCGTATCCCTGTTACGCTAGAAATCCGTGAGATGGTCAACGGAACACCTGGAAAGAACGTTCTGGCATTTAGCCGTACTACTCTAAACCCAGCTCAAGTTAACATATCTTCTAATGTTGTGACTCTAGATGGTGCGTCTTACCCATCTTATGACACACCTACCCAATTCAAGTTTAACACACCTGTATACGTACAAGACAATACTGAATACGCCTTTGTTCTTCAGTCTGACTCTAACAACTATAAGGTTTGGATCTCTAACATGGGCGATACAATTCCAGGGACTTCTGGAAGAACTATCTCTGAGCAACCATATGCTGGTGTTCTGTTCAAATCACAGAACGCATCTACATGGACTCCAGATCAAAACCAAGATATCAAGTTCACTATCTACCGTGCTCAGTTCGATACTAGCGTTGTTGGTAACATTAGCTTCGTTAACGATGTGGTGCAATACGATACAATCGAAGTTGATCCGTTCCAGATCGTAAGCGGTTCTACTACAGTTCGTGTATGGCACTATGACCATGGTATGTATACTGGTTCACGTGTAACTATCAAAGGTGTTGCATCTGATATCAACGGTATTCCTGCTGCTGAGTTGAATGGTGACCACGTTATCTCTAACGTAGATGCTAACAGCTATACTATCACAACTACTACTGCTGGCACATCTAGCGGTTACGGTGGTGGTTCTGCTGTTAAGGCAACTCGTAACGTAACTTACGATATCATCAACCCATCTATCCAGATGCAGACTTTCTCTGATACTAAGTCTAGCTTCTCTATCTTGACCTCTTCTGGTAAGGCTATTGATGGTTCTCAAACACCATATGTTGCTGATACTACATATACTCCATGCTTGGTTAAAGAGAATAACTTCTTCTCTTCCCCACGTGTGATTGCTTCTGAAATCAACGAAAATACCTTGATGGGTGGTAATAAGTCTGTAACATTCTCTGCTCAGATTTCTACTACTAATGACGCTGTTTCTCCAGTTATTGATACTGCACGTACTAGCTTGGTTGCTATCTCTAACAAGATTAACCAACCTACAGAAGCAAACACAAACGTGGCTGCTCTAGATTCTAAGTCTATTATCACTGGTTCTACTAACTGGGCATTCACTACAACTGGGTTTAGCTCTACAAACGCTACAATCCGTGGTTCTATGGCTGCTATTGGTATTGGTCGTTACGTGACTATTTCTGGCTCTGCAACTACAGCAGGTAACTTGGGTACATTCTTGGTGACTGGTTTCACAGATGATGGTACCACAGCTACTATCACTCTAAGCGGATTCTCTGGAACTGCTGAGACTGCTCTTTCTGGTTCTGTAGTTTCTGTCCGTGAATTGTTCTTTGATGAAATCACTCCAGAAGGTTCTTCTACTCTTGGTAAGTATGTAACTACACCTATCAAGTTTGCAAACTCTTCTACATACCTACGTGTTCGTTTTGCGGCTAACATCCCTTCTGAAGCTACGGTTAAAGTGTTCTACAAGACTAGCGTTGGCGATACTAAGCAATTAGCAGCGACTAAATATACACAGATGACTCCAGATTCTACCATCGTTAAAGTGGAAAATGGTAACCCTGCTTTCTCAGATATCGACTTTACGCTAACTGGTTTAACACCGTTTGACGGCTTGGTAGTTAAGATTGTTCTGCAGTCTACAAATAGCTGTGCTGTTCCAATTATTAAAGACTTACGAGTTATTGCCTGCCCATAATGACAGAATTTTTGAAGGTAATAGGACATGATGGCTTGGTTAGAGACCCCTCTAGCGGAGCTATCATAAATACAAACAGAACTGAATACGAAGAATATATTGTTCGTATGAGAGAAGCTGAACAGCGTGAAAACGCAATTTCTCAACATACGGTTGAGATAAATAATATAAAGAACGAATTGCAAGACATAAAATCGTTAATTCTTCAACTCTTGAACAAAGATTGAACTAAAGGAAATCTACAATGGCATCAGTTAGCGCTGCAACAATCACGACTCGTGCTGGTAAGGGTAGTCCTCTTACCAACTCTGAAGTCGATGCAAACTTTAACAACTTAAATACACAACTCCAGTTAGCCCAAACTGCTGCTAGCTATACTGCTGCAGACGTACTGGCTAAACTGGTTACTGTCGACGGTTCTGGCTCTGGTCTAGATGCCGACTTACTGGACGGCATGAATTCTGCCACAGCAAATACGGTTAGCACTATTGTTGCCCGTGACGCTTCTGGTAACTTCTCTGCTGGTACAATTACCGCTACGAACTTCTCTGGTACATTTAGCGGCGTTGCTGCTATCACTAGCGGTTCTATCACTCTTAGCACTCAGTTAGCTATTGGTTCTGGTGGTACTGGTGCTACTACTGCTGCTGGTGCTCGTACCTCTCTTGGTCTAGCTATCGGTACAGACGTTCAAGCCTATGATCCAGAATTAGCGGCTTTAGCTTCCGTGACCTCTGCTGCTGACACTGCTCCATACTTTACTGGTTCTGGGACTGCTTCAACTTATACTGCGACATCTTATATGCGTGGTCTAATGGGTTCTGCAGCAGCAGCAAACGCTCGTACTACTCTAGGTTTAGCAATCGGCACAGATGTTCAAGCATATTCTGCTGAGCTCGTTGCTGAATCTGGTCTTGCTGCAACTGGTATGATCGCTCGTACTGGTTCTGGTGCCCGTGCAGCACGTACTATTACTCAAGGCGCTGGTATTACTATCACTAACGGTGATGGTGTTGCTGGTAACCCAACCATCGCTGCAAACGTTACATCTGTTCAAGGTAACACTGGTGCTGTCGTTGTTTCTGTTCCAGTTACATCTGTTCAAGGTAACACTGGTGCTATTACTGTTACAAACATTTCTGGTGGTGCAGGTACAGTTCCATGGACTGGTGTTCAAGGTCCACCGACTGCTCTAAGCCAGTTCTCGAACAACTTAGGTAACTATGGCGGTTGGGTTCCATCTAATACTAAAACAATGGGTGGTCGTTTCCCTTGGGGCTTCTCTAACGGAACACAAGGTAACTGCGGTAACATTATTGCAGGTTATCAATCATACTTGTATGAAGATACAGGTTCTGGCGCACAGGCTTACTACTATACACAAAACTGCTCAAACTGTAATTGCAACTGCAACTGCAACTGCTAATAAGAGATTACTATGACTATAATTTATAAAAACCCAACCGCAAAGCGTCACCACGATCAAGTAATTCCTGAAACTGGAACGCCTCCGACTATTAAAATATACGTTGATGTGCAGCCTTCTTATTTTGAAATTAAGATGTCATATGATACGGTTAACATATTTGATATCACTATCGATGACCAAGAGCCAGAAACTCGCACAGAAACTAAAACACATTATTTGCTTTGGCATAAACTTCCTCTTACTGCTCTACAGGGTAACACTGGATTTTCTGACCAGTCTTTGTGGGCGATTGCAGATAATGTAAAATTAGAAACTGGTGAACGAAATAAATTTGATCAAAATGGCGATCCAGAAGCATGGGTTATTAGTTCTAATGAATTGGTAGATGCGTTTGCCAATACAGTAGCTACCAAACCTTCAGTATCATACACAGATAGCTCTCCAGCATATGACACAACATATGACGTTTTTGTGCCGTTCCTAAACGGATTGGACATGACTAAATGTGAATACAGACTGTACTTAGATCAAAACCTCACTTATGAGATTGATCCAACAAGCCCAGCAGCTGCAGATATCGTTGATGTTTCTGGTAGAGTCAAAGAAATGATCGCCCCTATTACTGTGACTGGTCCGTCAACTATTGACGCAGATTCTACTATAACAGTGGATGTGACAACAATTCCAGGGATTTATGCAGTCTATCTAGAACAGGTCTATGGCATTCTACCAAAAACCAAAGTTCTAATTGATGCTGCAGGTAACGGGTCGTTTAAAGTTTTAACTAGCGGTATGGATGTCGGAGACACCGTCGAAGTTAAAGTTGGATTTAAGAAGTGGGTTAATAGAGCCACGTACTCAAAAACTATTTCTTGATTTAACAACGACTAAATACTTTCTGGGGCTAGACCCCAGAAATTCATTTTGAAGGTATACATAATGTCACAGTTCACTATCACAGCATTAAACCCAGTAACACAAGAAAAGACTAAGTTATTTTATAACAGCAAAGATAGTCTGTTAACGTGGGACAACGGCGCATCAGTCATAGCAAATCCCAAAACTCAACCAGAAGTTACAACACCCTCTAAGATTGAGACAGGTAAATCAGATCTTTCTATTATTAAGATCCAACTAGGTTTATCATGTAATTACGAATGTGATTACTGCTCTCAACGTTTCGTCCCGCAAGCTGATCAAACTAACCCAAACGATGTAGATCCATTCGTCAATAACATGTCCACGTGGTATCATGGTGGAGAAGATGGATTAGGTAAAGGAACTAAGTTTGAATTCTGGGGCGGCGAGCCATTCGTTTACTGGAAAACATTTAAGCCACTAGCTGAAGCCATTAAGAAAAAGTATCCTAACGGTAGCATGTCTGTTATCACAAACGGTAGCTTATTTGATTCTACAAAGAATCAATGGCTAGATGATCTTGAGTTTAGTATTTCAGTATCACATGATGGTCCAGGTCAACCAGTGCGTGGTCCAGACCCACTTGATGATCCAGAAGCTAAGAAACATATCTTAGACATTTACAAACGTCTTGCCCCAAAACATCGTTTTAGCTTTAATGCTATGATCAATAGCAAGAACATTAGCCGTGTAGCAATCCAAGCATTCTTTGAAAACTTAGTTAGAACAGAACTTGGTGAAGACTATCTTCAATATCTTGTAATCGGCGAGGGTGGTTTCGTGGACGCCTATGACGAAGGTGGACTGGAAAATTCTCTAAAAGACACAGAAGAAGAAATCAAGTTTAGAGAATTTACGTTCAGTGAGATGCGAACAGGTAAAGCAGATCGATTCATTAGCGTTGGCCAAAAGATAGATGCATTTATCAAGTCATTAGCCCATGGGGTTAAATTAGACTCAGTACCACAAAAATGTGGTATGGATAAATCAGACCAAATAGCAGTCGACTTAAATGGTAACGTACTAACATGTCAGAACGTAAGTCCAGTATCTACTAGCCCATCTGGAGTTTCTCATCATATTGGCCACGTATCAAACCTAGCTGCTGTAGAAATTAAAACATCCACGCACTGGAGAGATAGAGAAGATTGTTCGAACTGTCCAGTCATTCACCTATGTAAAGGTGCGTGTATGTTCTTATCTGGTCCACTATGGGACTCTTCTTGCAACAATGCATTCAGTGACAATATTGTAGCATTTGCGGCGGCAATCGAAATCATGACAGGGCACATCCCTATCTACATTGATGGACCACTAAGAGAAGATAGAAAAGACATCTATTGGATGGTCCACGGGAAGCCGCAAAAAGCGACAAGAAAAATCATTCCAATCACGGTGGGTTAAATGAGTTTTATTGATGAATATTTGATAGAGATTAACCAGATGCCAAAATATGGCGAGAAGATGGATCTCTATACAATAAAAGACTATTTCTTTTATGATTCCAATACTAAGGAATACGGGCACAAAGACACAGTTATCCCAGTGTCTTATCTCCTAAATAAAGAAGAAATGCCTGACCCCGAAATGATCAGGACTATTATAAATAGTAAAATACCTATCATGAGAAGACTGATAGACCTAAATAATCAAAAGGAAAGTTGGATTTTTGATACCAACGTTTTAAAGGAAACTAGAAATGACTAAACATGTAAAATGGGTTATTGCCCACGAGCCAATCGGTTTGTTTTTGAAAGTAGCAGAACGATTCGCTAAAGAAGTGAACGAGAAGACCGATGGCGCATTTGACATTGAAGTTCTCTCTCTTTCAGACTATTCTACCAAATACAATGATGGTAAGGCTATCACCAAACATGATCTATTAAACTTGATCGACACAGGTGTTATCGAAATGAGCCACATCTATTCCAACTGGTTGGGTGACTACAATAAAGACTTGCACGCATTGGATCTTCCATTCTTATTCGCTGATCACGACCATGTCGACCGTGTTCTAGAAGGTGAAATTGGCAAGGGTCTATTGGCAGGTGTTGCTGCCAAGAGTAACGTACAAGGTCTAGCATTCACTTACTCTGGTGGTTACAAAATTGTACCAGCTAAGAAGGCTATCACTAAAGTTGAAGACTTCCAAGGTATGGACATCCGTACTAGCAAGAGCCCAGTATGTATGGAAATTTTCTCTACACTAGGTGCTACTCCAAACCAATCTATCGACATCGAACACTTAACTGAAGCTGGTAAAGCTGGTCTAGTTGATGGCGGTGAATCTACATACGTTCGTGTGTTCCCATTGAACCAGACTGAAGCGTTTGGTTACATCAATGAAACTAATCACAACCTCTTGTTAACTAGCATCATCGTTAACAAAGATTGGATGTCACAGTTCGACGAAGAAACTCAACAAATTCTATCTGACGCAGCTTTCGTTGCAGCACGTCAAGAACGTCGTGAGTCTGTTGCTGATGTTCCAGGGATCATCGCTGACTTCCAAGCTAAAGGTGTTGAGTTGGTAACTATGTCTGCTGATGAAAAAGCTAAGTTTGTTCAAGCTACTTCTAAAGTTTATGACACGTTTGCTGACTACTTTACTCCAGGTCTAGTTGAGAAGATTCAACTACACTAAGCGATAGTGAT